CACCTTTAGGACCGGTTGTACCTGGTTCTCCTTTAGGTCCCTGTGGTCCTGTTGCACCTGTGTCACCTTTATCACCTTTAGGTCCCTGTGGTCCTGGTTCTCCTTGTGGTCCAGGAGGTCCCATAGTTCCACTACCACCACCACCACTTTTGCTGTATGTTGGTGTAAATGTTCCTTTTCCAACGTATAATCCACCTGCTACTCTTGGAGTTTCTGTTGGTGATGTTTCTCCCTCTTCCTCTGCTTTAAATTTAGGAAATAAATCAACGTTTGCCTCTAAATAATCACGTAGTCTCTTCCCATATGTTTCAGCTATACTCTTCTCTTGGTCTTGTAGAAAAGATGCCTCTGCCATCTCTGCAGACACTCCATTCTCACTATCTCTCTTTACTAAACCACTATTATCAGGTTTAAATAATAGATTAGTGTATGCTCTACTCATTGCGAAATGGACAATGGTTGGATAAATGTAATTTTCAATTAGAAATTCTTCATCCTCATTTAAAGTTCCTTGTGAAATTCCATCCTGTAAATAGATATTTAACCTATCACCAATTATTTCAGGTATATCAATATCTTGTGAAATTTTAATAAATGGTAATAAATATTCATAGTCGAAATTCCCCACTATTGGACTTAGTTTCTTAAACTCATCCTCATTTATAAATATTACTGTGCTATTTGCCATTGTTTTCTATTTTAACGGGTTCTACGGGTTGATCTTCTTTCGTTGGTACATCCATAACATTATCATTAGAAAGACTCTCTTCTGTGTTAATTTCTGTTTCGGTATGTAATTTGTCCGAGTCGATCAACTCATTAATAAATTTCAACTCAATATCTAATTCTGGATTGTTAAATTTAAATATTCTTCTCAAAACTGTCAACACCAACTTTTGTAGTGGTTCTATACTAGTTTTGATATACATCTGAAATTGTAAGTCAAGTTCATCACTATTAGAGCTCAATCCATTACTTACAGGTACACCAACTAATGATGGGTATATTTTATGACCGGTAAATATTTTAGATGTCATTATTGGAGTAATACTTTCCCAATAGTCTGAAAGATTTGGTACATCTAACTTGTTTATATCCACCGAGTTATCTTTTCCGTTGTCAAAGAACATCATAAATTTAGTAGAGCCTTTTCCTGTAAATTTACCACTAATATATGACTCTAATTGGTCTTTTTCATCTTCGGTTGGTTCTCCATCATGGAAATTTAATATTGTGCTTGGTGTAAACCCATTTAAAATTGAGTTTCTACTAAATTCAACTACATCATCCTCTAGTAATATCCACTGAATAGCAGACATCCAAGTTGGTATAGGGTAATATGGTTGATTAGGTTTTTTACCTCTGATTATCATTATTTGACTATCAGTTGTTATATTGTTTGGGTCAAATGTTGGGATTTCAAGTGGTTGGTTTCTCTTTATATATTTTCTCGACCAATCTTGTGATATAAAAACCGAGTTAATATTACCTCTTTCATCATACCTACCAACCCTCACACTTTCAAATGGAATGGTTTTAAGAGCAACTATTCGAGTTCTAGTGTTATTATATACCACTTCTACATATCCACCCTCAAATGTTGCCAAATTAGTAAAAATATCTGTTAGGAAATCCTCTATGGTTCCCTGCTCACCATCAATATCATCAAGGTCAATTTTATAGTCAAGTTCTCTATCCAAATCCAACTTCGAGTTTAAGAAAGAGGTTTTAGCTTCCAATATACTCGCGTGAGTGGGTGATACTGTTGATAAATCGGCCATATATTGAGGGAAATTGTTGTCACTCCCAAATTCCACATAAGGCCTTCCATACATAGCTTTCTGTAAACTATCAGGTACAGCGACTTGTGGTAAGGAAAATGCGACGCTATTATTCAATTTCATGTTAATATATTTTTAGTTATAAAAAAATGGTGATGGTCATAAATTATACCACCACCATTTGTGTTTCTTGTTACTTTTATTTAATTACGAGTGAGTTCCACCAACTGTTATTGAGTCACCTGATGATCCAACTGTTACCGCTGTTGCAAACGGTGCGTAATGTAATTCTTTACCTGTGAACGTTAATTCATATCCTTGTAAAGATGATGCCTCAGCCCCTGTACGAGACCCTCCACCTGTAATATCTAGTCCATTTTCAGCCCCATATAAGATGTGAGACCCATCATACAACTCTGCTATAACTCTCTGTTTTCCTTTAAACATAGTTGATAATTGAGTAGATGCTTCCTTAGAAAGACCTAAAAGTGTTCCATTAATAGTTTGTGTTACGAATGCTGTTCCCAATTTAGGGTCTGATGTTACATCTTCAACTGCATCTCCTAAATCAATAGGTAGAGGAAATTTAAAAAACTCCACTTCTGTTGTTCCGTTTGTTACCTTTGATACTTCCCCATCGGTTACGGTTACAAGATCAGTGTCATCATAGTCAGCTACCCATAAGTTTTTAATTCCTGCAAGGTTGTTTTTACAAAACCCCTTACCAGCGAATGCCGCTGAAATACTTGAGCAATTTGCCATAATATATAAATATTTTTAGTTAGTTAAAAGAGAGTAAAGAATATCCCTACTCTCTATTTTATTGTTAAGGTTTTACAGCTCCTCTTACAAATCTACTTCCGAATGCGAAAGATGCTGCAGATGCCCAAAGAGCTTTAAATCTAATGTTACCACTTAAATCAGTTTGGTCCATATCTATCACTGATACCTCGTTTCTATCAGAGTCAAGGTCAGTTAAATAGAACATGTTATCTACACTTGAAGCGTATATCTTATCTTTAGGTACACCAACTGAAGCAATAACTCTTACACCTAAGTAATTTGTTCCTTTCTCTCCTAAATAGAAAGATGGCATTGCACCTGCTTTAGCTAATGCTTGTTCGTATAGAGCCTTATCAGCGTTTGAAAGAGCGATAAATGCTGTGTTCAAGTTAAATCCTGGGATAGATGCTAAAGCTGTATAAACTTTACCAACTTCATCAAGAATGTTATCAACAGTTAATGCTGAAATATCAACTTTAACTACATCTGCATCTTTAGCTGCTTCAGTTTCAATTCCCGACCAAATATCTTTCTCTACTCTTATAGATACCGCTGATAAAATTTCAGATGTAATAGCATCAATTGCTTCTTGTTTAAGAGCTCCTGATTGACCATTCTCCATATCTGCATATTCCCAAGTTGCGTTGAAATCTGCCTTACATGCTTCAACATTTGCTTTCAATGGTTTTAGTGTTAGAGTTTTGTTATTTACTCCACCACCTTGTGCACTAAATCCACAAGTTGCTCCACTTTGTAAATCACCCTCGTCGAAAGAGAATGTTCTTAAAACACCCGCACCTTTTACATTTTCTCTAACTGTAAAGATACCTTGTGCTAATGAGTCAGCCTTTACCAACTCTCTTGCAATCATATTACCGGCTGTTACCCCTTTAAATGTTGCCTTGTTTCCAATTCCTATGTTTGCCATAATTAATTAATTTGTTAGTTTAAATTTTCTTTAATTGCTTTTGCCATGCTAAATCTTTCAACATGATTTGTTTGTTGTGGGATTACTTTCTCCACTTGTTTTGAGGGTTTTTTTAACTCTTCTTCAAGTTTTAAAATTCTTTCCTCTAATTTTTGATTTAACTCTACCAAGTTTGTTTTAGTTTCCTCACTTAGAGTTAAATTTTCAGACTTAAATTTCTCCAATTCAGTTACTGTGTTACCTACAACATCTGAAATGATTGATTCAAGCTCCTCTTTTGTAATGTAGTTTACATCCTCTGTTACTTCTTCATTTTCAGTAGGTTTTGTTTCAATCACCTCTTGATTTTCAGTAGTCTTTTCTTCTACTACCTCTTCTGAAAGAAATAACGTTGATACAAACTCTTTCCAATTTGTGCTCATACTTTTTAATTTTAGTTTGTTAATCCAAGAAAATATCTTTCCTAGTTTGCGTTTCCAATTGTTTAGCATCTGTATAAAGTTTATCCAAGTTTTTTGTAATATCAATAATAGTTCTTTCTTTACTCGTTCCCTCTATACTAACACCTTTCAATTTACCATCTTTGATTTGGTCTTTTATCTCATTACTTACTTGCAATTTCATCTTCCAAGAGCCACTATCCACATAAGACTCCAATATTGAAATATCTTCTCTATCTATACCGTTATGATTTAGAGTAGTTTTAATATCCTTACCGTAAGTGTTATGTGCTGTACGCTCAAGAGATTCCTTATTCCAGTAAATAAACCTCTCATCTTGATTTTCAGTGGGTTTCCTATATATTTTGTCATTGGACTTTAGGACTACAACATCAATCGTGTTACCATCAATTGAACAACCCTCTAACTCATTACAAATTAATGACCCATTTGCTGGTTTTTCAACGAGAGATAATCCCGTGATATTAGCATCCTCTATTAAATTTACTTTCATAATAATTCCTCACTTCGTTTATCTATTTAATATAAAGACTTTTTATAGTTTAATTTTTAATATAGATTTTATTTATTAGAATACACTAGCTGCCTTAGCTTTCATATATTCTTCATTCTCACCTTGTAATTGTGATTGGACTACGAATGCTTGTTGTGGTTTATTTGCCTTCTCCATTTCTAATAAACTTCTACCACTTGTTACAGGAGAGATATTAGAAATCTGTGGGGTTGGACTTGATTTTGTTCCACCACTACTTCCAACTGATCCACCTCCACCAAATTGAGTTGATTTAATTTTATGGATTTGTGCTACCATATTTGCCGCTATTCCTACTGATTGAGCTACTTTAGCAGCTGATCCGAATGGTTCTGGAATAGTAGTTGGAGTTGCCCATAACACTGCGATTGCTGATGCTGCTGCCATACTTGCTTGTGCTATTCTCAATTTCTTAGCTGATTCAAAACCTTTTTTATTCTTTTCGTTTTGATTACCAATTGCCATACTTAGAATATCATCAACAGCATCTGCTCCTGCTTGTCCTAATTGGATTTTAGCATCTCTTACTCTCTCTTCTTCCTCTATTTTCTTATCAGCTAACTCTCTTTCTTTCTGTAATTCTTTATCACGGAGAGATTGTTTTGCTTCTTGTGCTTGGTTTTCTAATTCAAGTTTTTGGTTTGCATACTCTTGTTCAATTGCCATAGATTCAGTTTGAGTCAACTCGGTGTTAGCAAGTTTCATCATCATTTCTGCATCCAATTGGTCCTCTAAATCTTGTAGATGTTGGTCAATTCCACTTTCAGAGTTCATATCATACTCACCACCTAACTCTTTACCCTTGATACGTGCTTTCCACAATCTCTCAATAGCCTGTTCCTCTTTAGATGCTGCCTCTTCTACATCTTTTTGGTGTTCTTCCTCTAATTCTTTTAATTGTTTATATCTATCTTGTTCAAATGATAATATCTTCAATTCATATTGTGAATAAGAGATTAGATGTTTATTTAATAGTTCCTCTGCCTCTTGTAGGTCATATTTATAGTTGGCCTTTATCTTTGCTCTTTTAACCTCATAACTATCATCCTTTTCTATTTTACCACCACCTCCGAGTGACCTTTTAAGACTATTTATTACTTCAACTGATTTTATTGCCTTTTTATGTTCTAAATCAACTTGTTTTGTTATTTCTCCGGTAATTTGTTTATTTAAACCACTAATTTCAGAGGTCAACATTCTTTGCTTAGATAATGCTCTCTCCTTAGATTTACTCACTTCTGCTTCAGCTTGTGCTTCTTTATTTTTATCAGCTGTTGTTGATGAGCTTAAAGCGTTGGTTCTTTTAATTATAGAAAGTTTTCTCTTAGCAAATTCTACATCTTTATCACCAATTTGTTTTGTTAATTTAGATGCCTTATTTAAAAAGTCTAATCTTTCTTTCTCGGTATATCTATCTTTATCTTTTGATTTCTCTCTTAGGTCAGCAATTTCTTTTTCTATTTGTGCTCTCTTTACTACCCAATCTCTTTTATCTTTCTCTAGTTGTGCTGCTTCATCTGAAAGTTTATTTTGTTCTGTTAAAGCATCACTTGTTCCTGTGATAGTTTCTAATATATCATTCCAAGATTGTTTTATTCCCTCTAAATCTCCGGTTGCTATATTGTAAAGTAATTTAGCATATCCAATAGTTGCATCTAATATTCTGTCGAAAATTAAACCTACGGCATTCATTGCCTTTTTAAGTTTATATGCTCCCTCTTCGGTTCTTGTCAAATATGATGCTACTCCAGCTACTGCTGTTACAATTGCTCCTAGTACAATTAATAAACCACCGGTCATTACATTGATTGCTGACATGATACCTAAACCAACAGACCTTACCCCATTTAACACGGTTTCGGCAGCTGTAGCACCCTTAATTGATTCAACCCATGCTCTACCATTGGCAACCATTTGAGACCCGTAATTCACTATTGCTTTAAATCCATTTGTGAGTTTGCCAAAGTCTGAAATACCAATATAGTTTGCTACTCCCTCAAATGATTTCTCAATTTGTTTTGAATATGTTGAGGATTCTTTTAATTTACTACTTATACCCTTGATTTGTGATGAGTCTACTTTCATTTTGACCTTAACACCACTCTTACCAACTTGTTTTACTTTATCTTGAGCTTCAGTTGTGTCAACTTTCATCTTAACATTAACACCACCCTTACCAACTTGTTTTAATTGGTCTTTAGCCTTGGATGTGTCAACATTTACTTTGACTTTACTAATTTGTTTTAATTGGTCTGTAGCTTTAGATGTGTCAACATTTACTTTAACTTTACTAAGTTGGTTTAATTGTTCTTGGGCTTTAGACGTGTCAACATTAACTTTAACATTACCACCAGCTGATGAAATATCTTTTTTGAGTTTTTTGATTTCTGTGTCATCAACTCTTACCTTAACTTCACCACCTGTTGAGGAAATATCCTTTTTGAGTTTTTTGATTTCCTTATCATCAACTCTTACTTTGTACGTGATTGTTTTACTTGCCATTTAACAAATATTTTATTTTGTTTTTTACTCGTTCCCATATACTCGGTTTAATACCAAAATTGGGAGCTACCTTGTATGCCTCTATAAAGAAGCGTTGAATAATTATTTCATCCATAAATTAAATCTATTAAAGAGGACACCCATTATAGATGTCCTCTATTATTACTACTCTTCTGGTTCATCATTTAATATACCACCTATTGGATTCTCACCGGTTGGTCCACCGAAATTGAAGTCTCCTCCACTAAAGTCCATTGGAAATTCAACTGATGCCCAATGACTAAATTCAGATTCTCCTACACTATTTACAGCTTTAATCTTGTAATAGATTGTTGTTCCTGGTGCTCCTTGTAAGAAGTCAGTATAACTTTCATCTAATCTTTCACCAAGTTTTAGATATGTTCCTCCCCATGTGTTACTAGAATATACATAATATTTATCAGCGTTTATTACCTTACTCCAAGTTACCTTTGTTACACCGTTTGTGTTAGATGCTACTACATTTACAGGTGCCTTAGGTACAATTTGTGATGGTAATAGTGCTGGTATAGTTTTAGCAATTAAACGTGACCTATTACTTCTACCAAGTTCGGTCCATACTTCAACACATGCCTTAATTGAATAATCTTTATCGGTTCTATGAATATTAGTGAAAGTATATTTCTTATTCTTACCAACTTCATGTTTCTTCAACACCGAGTCTCCTGGTTGTTGTTTATATACTATAAATTTATCTATACCAACCATATCATCGTAGTCCCATAAGAAATCAATTGTTCCTGCTGTGTCGTCTAAACTACCAAATCTTAGGTTTTCAGCATCATGTGGATCAACTGCTATAGTTTTTATAGTTCTAACTTGACTCCAACCGGTTACCCCTTGTGGAAATCTTGCTCTTACTGCCATAGATACGGTTCGTTCAGCAACTTCGTTAATTATACTATGGGAAGCGTAAACAAATCCACTTTCACTCCATGGTTTATAAGATACATCTTCTGTTACAACAAATGGATCATCATCTAATTTAAATTTGATGTCATATCCTGTTGCACCATCCACTTCTTTGAATAATATAGCTACCGTTCCCTCATATGGTGGAAAAACTAATCTATCAACCTCTGGCACCTCTGCTGCTCTTGCTGGTACGGTGATTGATACTTGGTCTGAACGTGAGTCAGTGTTATACCACCTATCATTATCAGGGTTATACTTCATAGATATTATCTCAAACGTATATTCAACGGGTTTAAGGTCTTGTAATATATGTGTCCAATCATAACTACCACTTTGGATAGCTTGTGCCGTAGAATGGACTGCTGACCCTTGCCATACACCATCTTTCATCATTGATACATTATATCCCTGGACTTTAGGATCCGGTGTCCATGTTACTGTTATATACCCTTGTTCTTGGTTATATTCAAGATTAGATATTTGGACTGTTGGTAATGGTTGTGCTGGTATAGTCAATCTACTTGTTATAGACCTATGACTTGTGTTACCAATATTATTTCTTACAAACCACCTAACGTAATCTAATGTGTCTGGTTGTGGTAATGGGACTTCTAAACTAGTTATACCACCATCTCCCATTGCAACGTGTGCTGATGGATAACAATCGCCACACTCTTCCCAAACTACCTCAACCGAGTCACTCTGTGAAAGAGGTCCCCAATTAAATGTCATTTTCTCATCAGCTGAGCTATAACTTGCGAATAATCCTGTTGGGACAACATCACCCTCTCCTGTCGGATTGATTACCACCATTGGACCATTTGCTGATGCTGTTGTGTTATCACTTGCTATTGCCTTTACATACCAACTTATTTGTTGTTCATGTTTGGTTTGTTCCATTGGGACTTCAACAGGACTTGTTACATCTAAAATTTTAGTATATCTATGAGTTGGGTCCTCCCTATGGTCTACCCAATATAAGTCGTATGCTACAGCTTTATTTGAGTTTGTCCAACCAAATGTTATTTTATGGGTTGTATAATCATAAGATGCTGTTAATTCACTTGGTCTTAACACTGCCATACTTACAATTACCAACTCGTATGTGGTAGAGTGTGACCTAGATAAACCATAATCATTTGTTACTGTGATAGTTAATATCTTTCTCTCTTGGTCTTGTGTAATTCCTGGGATAGTATATTTTGTAAGTCCATCTACTTGTTTTGTAGTTGTTGCCCCATCTATACTCCATTTTATAGTTGTATGGATTGGATCAATTTCAGGATTTACCCATGATACATCCACAGTTTGTGTTGAGCTATACCAAACAGCATGAACACTTGGTTTTAAATTAGTATGAATAACGATATTATCTTTCATCAACCATATTTTCATAGGTTTGTTATTAATTAAATCGTAATCCTCATACTTTAATATTCTATATCTACCACCTTTCAGTGTGACTGGTGCCCATAGATTTAAATTTGAAAACTCACCTGGGGTTAAATTTAATCTAGTTTTAATTAAAATAGTGTCATCCTCATATAGTGATTTCAAATATCCATAATAATATTGGTCAAACAAGTTATTATTTATACCACTACCGGCGAAATCTCCATTTATACTGTATGGAATAGAAGCTTCCCAATTTATATCAACAACTCCTGGTGAGAATGTGTAATTATCTCTCTTAAATAATAAGTTGTGACACATTGGATATTTATTAGCTCCTCCTATTTCATCACCACCAATCCAATTTAATATTCCTACAAAGTCAGTTTCTGGTAATTGACGTAGTTTTCCGTTCCAATAAAATAAACTCAACTCACCGTTTACCTTTGAAAACTTATTAACATCCTTATACATCATTGGGATAATTAAATCTGATGTGTTGGACTCTATACCATTTCTCACTTCTCTATCCCTTGAGCTAACTGCACCTGTTATATAGTTACCAAATTTAGACTTGTGAGTAAATTTCTTACCAGCATTCAATATATTAGTTGCTATTAGTTGAGTGTCTCCATAGCCAACACCACCGTTACTTGCTTTATAACTTTCTGATAAATAATCTCCCTTGTCTTTCCATTTAAACTCTATTTCCGATGGCATCTCTGATGTTGCTGGTTTAACTACAAATCCATCACTAATATCTACCTTATCCGTTATGTCGAGTTGTGGTGTGCTGTTATCAATCCATTTAACAATCAGTGGTGTTACCTTAATTGTGTTGTTATCTTCTTGATACTCGATTACCGCGTTCGATAATGATAAAAACTCTTTAATTATATCAACTTGTTTAAATTTGCCAAAGTAATCACCAAGTTTTCTATCTTGATATACTTCAAATGTTGGTGCCTTTACAACTTCAAATCCTGTTTCTTGTGCTACATAAAACGTTGACCCTCTTAAAGCGTGACTAAATTTTACCTCAATGAATATATATTCTCCAGCCTTTAGGTCAAAATCTTGTTCAAAGTTAGTTCCATATGCTGTGCTCCCATCGGGTAATTCTTTCTCAATTAGTTTTTCATGAGAGCCATCAGTTTTACGTTTCATCAGTCTAACATAGGTGTCATTCCCTCTACCTAACCACTCATAGTTATTATATCCCTTTACATGATATTTAATAGTATAACTACCATCAGTTGGGACTCTATATCCTAAATTTCTAACATATCTTGATCCCTCTAATGCATCCAATTTAGGTGTGAAAGTTTTACTATCTGAAATGTGGACTTTCATTGAGTTTGATAACCTTAGTTTTGCTAATGGTGATGAGGTTTTCTTTAATTTATCATCTATTGGTTTGGTGTTAAGATATAAATTATCCCAACGTTCACCGGTATAATATGATAAATCAGTTTTATAACCAGCCTCTTCAAAGATTGCCTTTACTAATGGTATAAATTTAATTGCTGGTGTTAATGATGCTCCATCCAACGGTTTATAAAACACATCCTCTTTACCGTGGTCGTGGCCAAAACAACTATAAAACTTAGATCCATCATTACTTGTGTGCCAATATCCAACTCCTTGATAATCACTCAACGGATAAAATATTTCTTTCTTCGGGTTTACCACATCTGTTGGACTTGAGCCAAAACCAATAGGTAATTTACCCTCCCAACTTAATTTAATTGTGTCTACCCCCGTATATTTATGGTCAAACTGATTTAACCATTTCAATTGAGTCATATCCTTACCCTTTAATTGTGTGGATAATTTGAATATATCTCCCACTAGTCGACCCGAATATGTTCTTGTGGTAGTTTCATACTCGTCAAGTACAAACTGCCCTCTAAACATAGATATACCGTTTATAACTAGTTCAGCATCCCACGACTTATATTTTGCATTCCCTACCCAATTTAAATTGCCAAAGTTTTCAAAAAATCTATTATTATTTTCAGTTGCGGGTAATTTAAATGAGTATGAAAACTTATCACTCGTTTTTGTGATGTCTGTCATATCGAAAATGTCCTGTGATAAAGTCATAACAGTTTCATTAGAGAGGTCAAGAGTTTTTATTATTCTTTTCCCCTCTAGTTGTGCTGCTCCACTTTCATAGACAATTTCATGTATATTTAATTCTACCATAAAATTATGCTGTTTTTGCTTGTTCTGAAATCTCCAATCTCACAGTTATTTGTGCCATTGGTTCATCTTTACCAAATTTCATATCAACACTTTTATCTAACAATCTAACATCCCTGAATATATTACCATCTCGGTTTGGTGTTGTTATCTTAAAATGTTGTCCTAATCCCATTAACTCACTATCTTTTAATTCAGCAAGTGTTAATAAATCGGATGTTGCCTCTACAATTTGTCGTGTTGTTAAATTGATGTCAAATCTATTTCTATTATAATCCTCCACCATTTGAGTTTGTCGTGAGAAATTTACTTTATTCTTTGCTTTAAAGTTAAGTGACTCCCATCTAAAGTTATGTCCCAAATATACTAGGTCAAAAACAAATTCATTATTGGTACAAATATAATCAACTCTAATATTATAGGTGTTTGTCCATGATACAGGACTACCAAGTTTCTCTTCTATTTTAATAGTTGTATATTTTGGCTCAAACCCTAATTCAGTATGAACGGGTGCTAATTTAATTGCTAACACATTATCATCTTTACCAACGAATGCATCTAACACTTGTTCATGATGTACAGGTTTACCATTGTATATACCATAGTCAGTATATGTCACTAAATATGATACTGGATTACTGTTTATTTCTGTATATAGTTGTTTATATATAAATTTATAACTACCGAGAGGCAATCTATATTTTGTAACCTGTTGATTATATGAAAAACAATAACTATCTCCGGTCTCTTTAGGTGTTACATCACCAAGTAAATAGTAATCTTTATTTACACCACGTATGACCTTTAATGTTACCTTATTATCATAATTCATAATTGTTTCCCAATCACCATCTATTGACTTCTTTCTGTAAAACGGTAAAATTGAAAGGTCTTTTCTGAAATCTAGTTGTTTAGTTTCTTCATATAACATTTCAGGTTGTATATATTGTTTTACCACTTCACCTATGTCTATTACATATACTTCATTAAATTGGGTCACGTCTACCTCAACTGTTCCGAAAGAGTTTACATCACCATCTAAGAATAATTGTGCACCAACTTTCAATCTAAATGGAAATGTCTCGTTTGCTCCCGGCACTACTTGTAATCTTAAACCCATTTCATATGAGACATAATATAGTTGGGTTTTGTTATTTAAAATATTTGCTTCCATTTATCTTTCTTTTCTTCTTTACAAATGTTTATTTCTTCATTGAATACCAACTCTATATCAGTTTTCCAACCTATTGTCTGGTCCTCTCTATAAAGTCCTGTCGGAGTGTAAATATGTTCATCATCATATTTCAATAATCCCTCTTTTTGAAAATGTAATACCAACTCTTTTATTGAAGTAAGTGTTAAACTCTCTTTTAAGAGTCTTTCTTTTTGATCTGGTGGTAGTTTATCTGTTACTACTAAAGTTGCCTGTAGCACGTTGCTAGACACCTCTATCGGTGAGATAAATGACCTCATATAGTCATCACCCATTTTAGACACAGAATATTGGTCGATTGGTCCATATCCTGTCGAGTTTATTCGAGGATGTGCTTCCATTATCTCCAATAGTTTTTCTATTAATTGATTGTAATTCATAAATATATATTTAAAATTAAGTCTGTTATTAATTGTTCGAGTATATCATCGTTCTCAAACTTTTCAGTATAATGTTTTGCTGGAATACCATCTCTCTGTATGGATTTGGCAATTGCAAACTGATAACCTTTATTACTTGTATATTTCTCAAATGATGATGCTGGTGGTGCTTTTAATTTATATTTAAACCCCATATCAGAGCTACCACGTTTGGTTCCTCTAACTCCAGCGTCTTGGTATATAAAGTAGTCTTTCGAGTAGAATAGTAATTCACCATTTACCCATTTTACTTTGAAGTCAAATTTATTATCTGAAAGTTCATTAACTCTCATTTCAATTTGTCGTAATATATTCTCCATTATTTATATACTCTTTTAGCGGTTTCTGCCTCATCATAGGTAATTCTATTCTTATATAATAAAAACATCAGTGATTCATCTATTGGAGTTTTTAATACTTTAGGAATATTCAGATACTCTCCATTAGATAAAGAATAAAGTGCATTATACCAACCCATCTCTTGGACTTTATTACTTGGTTCTACTTTACCAACTTTGGGGATTTTTAAAAGCGAGTCATTATAGTTGGTTGTTAATTTTGAATAACTCGCCACATAAAATTTACAACTGCTCTTACTGTTGAATATGGCATATACTTTAAAAAGAGATCTGCTCTCTCCTGGACACTTTCTTTTGGTTCGTCTGAATAAGACTCTAGTTCATACTCATCAATACCGTAAATCTTTTTAATAGGTCGATATAACACCGCCATTAACTCATGTAATTTATCATCTAATCTTGGTAATATATCTTGTGTTATGTCAATGTAAGCACCGGTCTCTATTTTGTCAAAGTTTGGTTCAAGTCCATACTCTTTTCCATTTACTCTTATTATTCTATATTTGGATAAGTCATATTTAGTGTCATCATCCATTAATGTAGTTAATAGTTTTACGCCAATTTCATCTATTGTTGTCATCGGTAGTTTCCTTACATCATCTACACTTAAATTATTGATACCAGCAATCAACTGAATGACACGTTCCATTGGGTCTATACTTTCATTCTTTACTACTTTAGTATATATCATGTAAGTTGCTAAGTTTACATCTTCTAGTGTCTCTGGTATGAATATTTCTATTTCTTTTTCCATATTTTTCTTATTTGGTTTAATAAGGTTGCATCCTTATAATTGGTGTTTATTAGGTTGCACCCTTATATTATTATTTAATTTATCTATATGAATACCGACCTTGATTTGTTACTAATTTATCTCTAGTTGCATATCGTATAGCATCCACACAGTGATTGTTTTTATCTTCTGGGGTATCTGTTATCACTCCACCTAATTTCTTCCATTGGTAATCTTCAAATTCCCTTATAAGATGTATATCTCCTACTAATAGATTGATTTTGATATTTTGTAGTGCTCTTATTCCATCTAATATCTTTGATTTCTTATCTCCTACAACTTGAAGTCCTTTTCTGAATAATTCATTTATAAGTCTTGGCTCACTATTATCAGCATATATTAATTCTTTGTCAACTACTCTACTAAATGACTCGAATATTTCATTAGTTGTCATACCTTGTTCGTATATATGACATTTAATATATAATTCTTCGTTATAATACCTCACTTCTACCAATGTTGTTGGGTCATTCTTAAAACCCCAGTCTGCGCCAAATGTTCTCCACTTATAATTTCTTGGGAATATATTTGTCACATCCCAATTAGTGAATATTGCTTGGTCTGCATTTGCCATATATTTACCCTCTAAATATATTGCTTTAAATCTTTCATCACGGCTACCACGAAATTCTATTTCTTCTACCAAGTCTTTAGGTAAATTTGAAATGTTATCCTTATATGTTGAGTGAATATGAAATGATCTAGGATTTTCCTCCAGGTCTGATAACCATGGTAATCTCCTACTTGGGTTCATTGTTAATATTATAACACCATGTTCTAATCTCATTCCTAACTGCCTTACAACACCCTCTCCCTCTGGACTTAGGTTTATCTCATCTAATAGTGCATAGTTTGCCTTGACACCTGTAAATTTATCCTCGGCGTTATGTTCACCGTGACTCATAAAGTATATTACACTACCATTTTTATAATTGAGTATATTCTCTGATTTATTGAAATTTTCACGCCAATTACCATTAAACATTTCTGAAAACGGTTTGATTAAGTTTTTCTTTGTTATACTTAATGTTAAACCTGCTATCACTATTGTTATTCCTGGTGTGTTAAGGGCTTTTAAATGTAATATTTGTAATGCTTCGTAAGTCTTTCCACTTCGTGTTCCACCTACCGAAATGATATATTTATAGTTGTTGTTGATTGATTTAATATACTTTATTCCTACAACTCCTATATTCATATTAATTATTTATAAATTTACTTACTTCTTCTTTATCTTCATTACTACCGACGACGATTTCAACTCCCTTTGCCTTTTCTATATTTAAATTAAATTTGGTAGATTCTTTCCTTGCTATATAATTTAAATATTTAAGGGCAACATCAGCACTATCTAAATTACTTTTTACAGTTGATAGTGCGTGGTCTGTTATTCTATTCCTTAATTCCTCAATCATAGGTTTCAGATCCCACTTATTTATCAATGTGTATATGTGACTATGACTTACATTTAATACTTTCTCTGCATCCATTACAATCCCATCACTGATGATTAGGGATTTGATAAGGGCTTCCTTTGTTATTCGTTTTCTTTTTGATTTCATATTTCATTTATTAGTGTTTTTCCTATGCTATATAAAGAGATTATAGACGTCTAAACTATATCCGTTGATTCTCTTCTCATGAGTGAAATGATAAAGTGCTTCTTGGTCACCCTCAATAATAATATTACTTGTCTTATCTGTTATTGGTTCTACGGGTACGGACCTCTTTCTAAGTCTATTTAATTTAGTTCTTTCCTCGAATGCGGCAAAATTAATTAAGTTCTTGACATAAGAGAGGACCTGGAGGGGTTTTTTCCCCTGAAGGTCCAATCTTTTCTTATCTATATATAATTTCTGTAATTTAGTTAAAGTGTTGAGAATAACTGAAGCCTTATAATCCTCTCCAAGCCAATGTTCCTTTCTCGTTCTAAAACTTACCATCTTCATTATATCTACTCCTAATGAGTTTGATACTATTCCGGTGTTAATTACTCTCTGAATGTTTTTAACAAATGAGTCTAACTCAATATCTGAAGACCTTATATTATCAGGTGGGTATAACCCAGGTACAATTTCTATTGGCATAACTATTATTATTTAGTTAATAATTTACTTAATTGGAGTACTCTATCCTCTAATACAGCTAACTTACCCTCTAACTCATTAATTCTAGCTGCATTTA